AGCGCAGTGGGCTACGCGCCGGGCGCGCACGAGATCGGCTTCTGCTCGCACCTCCGAAGGGACGGCAGGGAGGGGAGGGGTGGCTAGCCAGGGGTGCGGGCGGGGGGTCTGGGGGCTGCGCCAGGACGCGCGAGAGGGAGGGGACCCATGCGTGACAATCTGTGCAATATTTTTCTTCAGGAACATCCGGCAAAAGGTGAAGGCACGTAGGTAGTGGTAATCGGGCAAGGTTATTGCCTAGAGGTAGGTAATCGGCATCTAGCAATTTGCGCCGGGTTCCCTGAAGAAAAGGGGCTGTTACGTTGTCCCGGGGCCCGGACTGAAACCGCCCGAGGTTGCCGAGGTCATCATCCACACGACGGGTGCTATTCCCGCCTGGCCGTCCCCGCCGGACCTCTGGGCCACGGTTGCGTCCTTGCGAACGCCTATGGCTTGCATACCGGGTAGGTTGGTGCCTATCTTCCAGACTATCGTCGTTCTGGTGCCAGCGGGGCGCATAATCTCGCTCCTGCTCGCAAGCCTTCTTAGGGGCCGCCGTTCGCGGAGTGGCTACCGCGTAACAGAAAAGGACGCGCCGCCTAGCGGACGCGCCCTCTTAGGGAAATCTTTTTGGCCTTGCAGTAGGCGTAGAACCGTGCTTGGTCTATGGGCTTGGTGGCCCGGCACCCGGGGAAGCCGACGCACCCCCAGAAAAACGCTGCAACGCCCTTACGGACGACCATCCGCTTCGAGCAGACGCAGACAGGGCGCTGCTCTTTCTTGAGCGAGACGAGGCCCGTACAGAGCGGTTCTAATTCGTGGGCCAGCATATAGACCGAAGGCGAGCCTGCGACCGGGGTAAACTTCATGCTTGGGACAGAAGGACCACGGCGAGCCATCCTGGACTCCATGCGGACCCGTGCCCAATTCATCTTCGCCACGGGCGCTACAGGTCCACCCGCTGATTGTGCCGCTGGACGTATCGACTCAGGATGACCCTGCGGTCGAACGTGTGGGCATTGTGGAAGCGGCCACAGAAAAACACCCGCGCCTCTAAAGGTGCAGGTACTTGCGGGATGGTCGCTTCTCGTGGTAGATTCTTCATAGAGAGTTGGTGACCGCTTTCACTAACAACCAGAAAGGCTCGCGGGCGGTTCACCTGCGGGTCTTTCGCTATCTCAGAGGGGATAGCGGCCCTATGTGCTTTGTAGTATAGCAGGTCCACGGGACATTGCAAGCGTCCGCGAGCATCCCAGGATGCACCTTCCTCTTTCTCTTCCGCGGCCTCGTTTTCTTTCGGCTACTCATTGAGCAGGTGGGCGTTTCGTGGTATCGTACTCATTGAGTATGCCGTATCGGATGCAGGGATTCAGTTTCGCCCGGTTCGCCTTGACGCTCCTGATTTGGGGCGCGTTGGTCATCGGTATGCAACGTCCCGAGCCCGAGATTCGCTTCATGTGCGGGTGCATCTTCGCTGCCTGTTGTCTGGTGATTTCGGGATGGTACGTCGTCGCGTATGCGCGTGACCCCGAAGCATGGAGACGGTGGTGAAGAAGGTGGCCGAAGGGCTCTACGTCGGCAATGACGCCGATGTGGTCGGAGCCATCGACAAGGGCTATGCCATCTGTTCCGTATGTAAACACGGGCCATTTGGCCATTCTAACGCCCTCGGGTACGGAGGTGGTGCGGCCCCTGCGGGACCGAATCGACTGTGGGTCCTCAACGGCAATCACCTCCGGGTCAATGCTATCGACAGTGCCTTCGGGCACCCGGATGGATTCAAAGCCCTGGACCACGCGCTGGATTTCGTGAAGCGGATGCGCGCCATACACAAACCCGTTCTCGTACATTGCAACCAGGGCAAGTCGCGGGCTCCGAGCGTGGCGCTCGCGGCGCTCATTGAGAACGGAGAATTGTCGAGTGACCTGGACCGGGCGGGACGGGAGTTCCTGGACCTCTATTCTCGGTATGAACCCAAGGGCGGCGTGATGGCATGGCTCGAAAAAAAGTTCGCGTAACCGGGCGCGTCACGCGCGGGTGCCAGCGCAAGACCATCGACTTCCCCCAAGACCTCCACGACCGTATCATGCAAATGGCGGAACAGGACCCGAAGATTTCCTTCGCGGAATGGGTGCGGCGCGTCTGCGCGCATCATTGCAAAGTAGACCTGCCCCCTGCGGCGGTACGCAAAAGCCGAGGCTTGACCCTGGCCGGGGATGAACGTCGTGGCTAAAGGTATCAACAAAACGACCGGGCTCCCCACGAAGAAAACCCTCCATGTCTACGGGAGGAACGGCAGGTCGCGAACCCATTGCGTCAAGATTGTGGTATCCCTGGATACCGACCTGGCGGATTGGCTCAAGGACCGCGCCACGATGGAAGGCGTGTCCCTGGCGCTCTTGTGTCGGGATGCGTTGGCCTTGTGGAGCAACCTCATCCGCGACGAGGAGATTCGGCAGAAGGCCGATTACGAAGTCAGCCAACCCCCACGCGCGCGCCTACGCTCGCACACTCCCGGCTACATCGACCGGATGACCCCCGGAGGTTTCACGGGGAACAGCCACCTAGACGATACCCCTCTCGGCATCAACGAGTTTGGAGAAGCATGACCGACATCGCCCCGCCCCCGGACCCAAAGCGTACCCGTCAAACCCGTGCGGGCAGGTTCGCGCAGGCCGGAATCCCCGATGACCCCGATGCGGCCAAGAAGGCGCTACGGAAGCGTCGGAATATCCAGGCGACGACCGAGCCTAAAGAGGCTCTCACCATCTACATGAAAGAACGCATCATCGAGACGGTGGACACCATCGCCACCCGCTTCGATGTCGCACCCAATCAGGTCTGGACCCGCGCCATCGAGGACGCCATCCGCAAGTACGGGCTCACGGAAGAACAGCAGTACGCCGGGCTCCTGGTGGTACCGAAGGTCAACCCCTTCGACCCGATGAGTAACCCGGCACAGTACGCCGACTATGAGAGCGCGGCCAAAGACATTCAGCGCGTTGTGGCCCAGGTGGAATCCTATCCGCCCGAGACGCGCCTTGCCAACCGTGCCATTCTGGACGGTATCGACCCCAAGGACCTGCCCGGTATGCCCGGAGCCGCCCGCGTTGAGGACTTCATCAATGAGCCTTAGAATCACGTTCGCCATTCAGGATGAGGGGGCTAAGGCTCCGTTCAAGGCGCAACTCGCCTTCCTGTGCAAGCAGTTCTCGGACGACTATGCCGGACGGACCATGACCAACTTCGGAGAACCCCAACTCGTCCAGATGATTGGAATCGAGGAAGTATGAGGCTTATCCAACCGCAGACGGCCCTGGTGGAAGTGGTCAAGCACTCAGGGTATACCGATTCGGGCATCCTCATCTTCGACCACGACGAGGCCAAAGACGTAACGGGCAGGCCCATCGCGCTGCTCCATCGGGTGCTGGAAACCCACCCCTCTTGCAAGTACGTCAAACCCGGCATGGTGGTCGGCCTCTGCAACCCGTACGCGGTATCCACCATCAAGGCCGATGGCCTCGATTACCTCGTGGTGCATGAAGATAACGTGGAGTACGAGGTGGAGGGCTACGACGAGAAGGCTGAGGCGTTGGCCCAGGTGGTCGGGCTCTAAATGCTCCCCGTTCATCTAACGGTAAGATAGCGGGCTTTGAATCCGCTCATGGTGGTTCGAGTCCATCGCGGGGAATTCTAATGGGCCGCATCCTCTGGTATACGGGCTTTGGACCGGATGACCCGAAGCCCTATGCCGGAACCCTCCTGGAGCATATCCCGTACATCGCGGACGGCGACGATGATTGGAAAGAGTTTGCTCCCCAGGACCAAGACGAGGAAGGGGATAGTTCCTAGCGGAAACGTGCTATACTCGCCCCAACATGGCACTCACGACGAGGAGTTCAACGCAGATGGCGACCAAAAAGACCGCCTCCAAAAAGGCGATGAAGAAGAAGTCCGACCCGAATTTCATCCAGAAGGCCACGGACAAGATGAAGGCCAAGGGCACCATCGGCTCCTTCGGCAAAGCCACCCCGAAGAAAATTGCCAAGGCCAAAGCCGAAGGCGGCAAGATGGAGAAGAAAGCCGTGTTCGCGGCCAATATGAAGAAAATCGCCGCCAAGAAGAAAAAGGCCAAGAAAAAGTAAGTGGTCGTCGCCTACGGAGATTTACGTCCAGGCGTGGTCTACGCCTCAGGTGACGGGGCCACAATCTCGGTCCACGTTGACGACCCCCTGCCCGGTCATGTTACTCTGGCCCTAACAGACCACGACGGTAGAAGCGTGGTCGTCCTGCCGCAGCCGCAGTTCGATGGGGCTATTGCGGCCTACATGGACAGGGAGTAATCATGCACAAGTTCGATTTCGCGGCCATCCTCTCGACAGTAGTCGGTGTGGGCGCGCTCGCGACCGATGCGGCCTTCGGGACGTATCTCCAAACCCTCTTCGGCGCTCACGCGAACGCCATCCTCGCGGCCCTGGGTGGCGCGGGCCTCCTGGCCGCCACCATCCTGCGCGTTATCTCCAATCCCTCACCGCCTGCCGGGACCGTCTCGGTGGTGGAACCCGTCGTAGCAAAGGACGCCTAGTATGCTCGCCAAAATCCTCTCCTGGATTCTCGCCGCTGTCGGCGTGGTCAATGCGGTCAAGCAGGTCATCCCCGGCGCGAGCGACCTGGCCTCGGTCATCGTCCGCGACCTGACGAACGATGCGGCAGAGTTTGCAGACTACGAGAACGGTCAAGCCGTGGTCTTTGCCCACGCGACCATTCCGGGCGAAACCCAACGGTGCGTCCTCGTGGCGCTCAAAGAAGGCGGACCCGCCTACGCGAGCCTCTTCGGCTAAGGTTGCCATCGGTTCACCTTAGAGCCGTCCCGATGGTACGCGCAAAACCCTTCGCCGCTTCCATTCACGGCGAGGGGTTTTGCTTTTGGTGTTCAATGAGTAGGCCATGAGCGCGGAGTTATCGGGGCCCATCAAGCAGGCGCACAATATCCTCGAAACGATGGAGTTGCCCGAGGAAATGTTCTTGAATTGGTGGTCGCTCCTGGCCGAGCAAGACCGTTCGGAGTTCGTCCACTTCTACCAGGGCGACACCATCCTGGCCCGGTTCGTCTGCGTCTTGGACTACCTCATCATGCAGAAGGTCCAAGCGGGGCAAGAAAACCTCTTCGCGATGGCCTACTACATCGCCGCGCGCCCCTTTGGCGAGGACGCGGTAGAAATGGGCTCGCAATCCTGCCGTACCCGCTCGCAGAAAGCCTGGCAACACCCTGCGGTCGAGGCCCTCATCGAGCGCGTCAAGTTCCGCGCCACCCGCCAGCGGGTCCTCCGCATCGGCAACCTCCTTTCCCGAAACCTCGAAACCATGCTTGAGGACGCGCACAAGGTAGACGACGAAGGCAACCCCCTGTACGGGATGAAGGAGCGCAATCTCGCGGCTATGGCGTCTATCAAATACATGGAGTTAGCAGCCAGGGAAGAAGCCGAAATCATGGCGATTCGCACCAAGGCGGGCTTGGAGAACGCCCGCAAATCCCTGGCCGCGGGCGAGGAAGAGGTTGACCCGAAGGTGCTTGAGGGCTACGTCCGGCTGGCGAAGTCCATCCTTCCGGCTGACAAGTTGAAGGAGTTGACCGCCTAGTGCCCGCCCCGACAGGCGGCATCCGGGGAGCCCTCGCGGACCACCTCCTCACGGACCTGTTCACATACATGAAAGCAACGTCAGGGATGACCCTGTATGAACAGCCGCACCGCGAGACCTGCGATTACCTCGAAAGCCTCCTCCCGCCACCGCCCGACCAGATGAAAGGAGCATCCCAAACCAAGGGAATGTTCCTAGCAAGCCGCGAGACGCTCAAGACCTCTGCGTCGCAAAGTTTAGTCGAATACTTCATCCTCAAGTGGAAACGCCTCTACAACTACGACGTTCGGGTGCTCATCATCCGGTCCAACCGCGAAGCGGCAAAGCAAGTCCTGGGAGCAATCTCTCAAAACCTCGGCGGCAACAACCCGGTCATCAACGAGGCGTTCGGGAACCTGAAAGAAGGCTCGCCCCTGTGGTCTGCCGAGGCGCTGACCATGAACAACCGCTCCACCAACTACCGCGAACCCACGGTCGGAACGGCAGGCACAGAGACGCCGACGACGGGCTGGCACGTAGACCTCGTTATCATGGACGACCTCGCGAACGAAACGAACTATCTCTCCGAACGAGATATGCGAACGGCTCGCAATAAAATCCAATCCCTGGACCCCGTGGTCAATCGGTGGGGCTCCCAAATCCTGGTCGGAACGCGGTGGGGACACAACGACCCGAGCGCCTTCATCCTGGAAATCAACGAGCGCCTGGTGAACGATGGCAAAGAGCCGGAATGGAAAACCCTCATCCGGGGATGCTACCTGGACGACGGCAGCCTCTACTACCCGGCGCATCTTTCCGAAGCGTACATCGAGCAGAAGCGCCGCTCGCTGGAAACCAAACTGTTCACCGCCTGGTATCTCAACCAGGTCATATCCGATGAGAGCAAGGTCTTTCGCCCGGAGTTTCTCCGTTTCTACGGGGCGGAATCAACCTACACGCCGGATACGGATGACATCGCCTCGCTTGAGGTCGTCGGAGGAACCCTGGACGGATGGAAGGGAGCGGTGCGGGCGACGGTTCACGTTGACCCTGCGGCTACGGTCGGGGCCGATTCCAACTTCACGGGCGTTGCCGTGGTGCTGACGGCGGAAGATGAGAACGGCAAGGAGCGGTACTTCATCCACGAATCCTGGAAAGGCAAGGAGGGCCCCTCGGCCATCATCGCCCGCCTCGTCGCCACCTGCACGATGTACGCCCCGCACCTGCTCTCCATCGACGTACTCGGCCAGCAGAACCTCTGGCTCTTGCCCCTCAAGGCCGCGCTGGACAAGGCGGGGATACGGGTGCCCCTGGGCTCCTATCGCGGCCGGACGCATGACGAGAAGGTGGGCAAGGGGATTCTCGGCAAGGCCAAGCGCATCGAGGCCCTCGAACCCCTGTTCCGTAACGGGCAAATCTTCATCCGCACGGGCTACAACAACGCCCTGCTCCACGAATATAACTTCTACGATGGCCCCACGCACAGCAACCACTTCGACTTGCTCGACGCCCTGGCACACCTGCGGACGATGACGCGCAAGCCGCAACCGGATATGTTCATCGAGAACCTCGAACGCTTGGAAATGGCCGAGTTGGAGGATATGGAAGGGCCGCGCGTCCGAAGAAAGGTGCCGGGGACCTTCGCGGGAAGGTAGTCCCTGTGGTAGACTGACCCACAAGTAAGGGAGAACCAGATGGCTGAGAACGCTTTGAACGAAACCATTACCTGGGGCACGAAGCAGAAGTCGCTCAACGCGACGATGGGGCAACTGCCGGGCGATAATTCCCACGCAATCCCCAAGAGTTTCGGTGACGCCCTCGGCCAGAAGGGCACGAAGAAACGCGCCTCCAAGCCGGAAAAACTCAACCGGGCCCTGGGTCAATAACGTCCCTTGGGCGCGAATATCTACGCGGAATCAACGTCGCAGCCCGAAGCGAAGATTGAGTATAAGCGCCGCAAGAACCTGACGAAATCCCAATGGGATGACCTGGCGATTAACGTCCGCCAGGGGGTTGAAGCGGCATTGGCCGGACGGGAGCCTCTCGAACAGAACCTGGCCGAATGGTCGGATATGTACGAAATGCTCACGGAAGAGAAGGATACTCCGTGGCCCAATAGCGCGAATCTCAAGACTCCGCTCATCGCGACGGAACTTGAAGCCCTGGTCGCCTACATCGCAGGCCAGGTCCTGGTTCCGCGTCTGTTCCTCGTGTCCGGCTTGACGCAACCCGCGGTCGATGGTGCCTCCCAGGTGGAGCGGTATCTCAACGCGGAGTTGAAGCGCCAGCGTGGCGATACCACCTGGTTCGAGGAGTTTGTCGAATGGCTTCACCTCGCGACCCGCGACGGCACGGGCTACATCGAGGCCCTCTGGAACTACAAGAAAACCAAACTCAAGGTCTTTCTCATCCAGCCGCAGATGGCCCCGGACGAGACGGGGCAGTTGGCTCCCGTCATGGGTCCCGATGGTCTGCCCGTCATCGAGCGTATCCCCCAGGAAGTGGAGGATATTCAGAACGATGTCAACGTGCAGGCGGTAGAACTGCGGAACGTCATCACCATCCCTGCCGAGGCTACGTCTATCCAGGACGCCGCCGCCGTGTGCAAGGTCGAATACCTGTACGAAGATAGGCTCATGGAAATGGTCCATGACGGCCTGCTGGACGAAGAAGAAGTAGACCTGGCCCTGTCGATGGTGCCGACCGGGACCACGGAACTTGCCAACTCCCAACAGCCCCTCAACACCTACACGGCAGGCGATACCCTCTCCATCGGTATCGGCCAGGGCGCGCAGACGAGTAAATTCTTCAAGAAGCGCGGTCCTATCGAGGTCTACCGGGTCCATTCCAACCAATACGACCTGGACAACGACGGGACGCCCGAAGAGAACGTCTTTTGGATTCACTCGACCACCTGGCGGCTCTTGGGCTGGACCCGCTACGAATACTTCAATGGGCAACGCCCCTTCTTTCCGTTCTCCCCCTTCTCGCGCCCCAAGCGCCTCCTCGGATTCTCCCTGGTCGGACGCCTGGCCGGGTTGCAGAACGAACGGGACGCGCTCCGCAATCAGCGCCTGGACGAGAACAGCCTGCGCCTGAGCCCGCCCTTCATCGGCAAGAAGGGCACCTCGCTCGAAGATAACGGCTTCACCTGGGGACCCAGGGAAGTGTGGTGGACGGAGGACCCGACCGGGGACTACCGTCGCTTCGATATGCCGCCTATGCCCGCATCGGCGTACAACGAAGAGAGCCTCATTGTCCAGGACGCGAAGGAATATACGGGCCTCTCTAACCCCATGCTTGGGGCACCGAGCGGCGGGAAGCGTTCGGCTACAGAAGCGCGTATGTGGCAACAGGCGGCCATGACCCGCACGGGCCTGCTTGCGATGCGCTACCGGATGGCGATTCGCCCGGTCATCAACTTCATCTTCGCCCTGAAAAAGCAGTATCTCACCCAGGACCAATCCTTCACGGACCAGGCGGGGAACTTCACCCTGCCCCTGCAGATACTCAATCAGGACTATCAAATCGACATATCGGGCGCAAGCGACCCGATAGACGCGGCGGCCCGTCGCACCGAAACCCTCGCCGCCTACGAGGTCCTCTCGCAGAACCCCATCATCATGGGCGACCCGAAAAAACTCTTCGCGCTCACCCGCAAGTTGGTCGAATCCTTCGATTGGGGCCCCGAGGCGGACAAGATTCTCGGAAGCGAACAAGAGGTCTTACAGAAGATTCAGCAACAGCAGGCAGCGCAGGCTGCCCAAGCAGGCCAGCAGCCCGGAGCGCCACCGCAGGGTGGTCCGCCCCAGGCTCCGCCGCAAGGCGCACAACCTCCCGCGCAGTAAGCAGGAGGGCTCCCCGACTCATTGAACACCGTACTCAATGAGTAAGCGCACCGAGTATGAGGACGAGTTCCTCGCGGACCTTCGCGATAGCCCCGCATGGGCATACTTCGTGAATTCCGTCGCGGCCCCGCTCATCGCCGCCCGAGAGAACACGGCGCTCAAGTCCTGTGTCAACGCGGATGCGGTCGTCGGAACGTATGCGGTCGGGATGCGCGACGGGATGCTCGACCTGCTCCTGGCGGTGTATGGCGACCACGACAGCATCCCCGAGACGATTAAGAACCTTCGCAGAAAGGCGATGTAAGCATGGCAGACCCCCTCTTGGACACCCTGCTGGACGAAACTCCCGAACCCGAAACCCCGCCTGCTCCCGAGGTAGACGAGGAGAAGGAGCGGCTTCGGAAAGAGAACGAGGCGCTCCTCAAGGCCATCGAGACGCAGGGCTCGCAAATCAACGACCTGCGCCAGCAGTTCTCCGCTTCCCAGGTGGAAGCGCCCGCCGCGCCCGATGAAGCGGCGTTCTATGCCGACCCGCAAGGGGAATCACGGCGCATCGCCCGCGAGGTCCTCGTGAACGAGGGTGGTCCGCAACTGCGGGAAATGAACACGAAGATGGGCCGGATGGTCCTCTCGGGGTTCCTCGCCACCAAGACGGGGGACCGTTTCTACGCCGGAGCCCAACCCTTTTTCAGCGCCCGGATGAAGGATATTCCGCTCGACCAACTCGGGTCGGCACCGGATGCCATCGCCACGCAGACGCTCAATATCGCTTGGGATGCGGCGGTCGGGCAGTTCATCCAGGCCGAGGCGGTCAAGCGCCCTATCCCTCCGAATATCGGGGGCGGTGGAAGTGGCGGCGGGGGTGTCGCCAAGAAGAAAACCCTCATGGAAATCGACCCGCGAGCCTACAACATGGCGGTTGCGGCGGGGATGACGGACGAACAGATGCAGGCCATTGCCGATGAGGAGCAAGAGTAGTGAGCGAGGAAAAGCGCAAGCCCGGACGCCCGCCCAAGGTCCAGGACGTTATCCCTGAGGCCCCGCCGATTCAGACCGAGGTGGGCGCGGCAGAACTGCAAGCCCTCAATCAGATTCGGGAGTTTGAATTCCGAGGCCCACGGCGCGGCGAAGGCACCGCCATCCTGCCGGGCGGACGGCGAATCTCCGCCCCCCCCTTCCTCCAGGCGTCCTACAACTTGCAGAACGCGGCGGCCACGGTGCTTGGAGCCCCCGAGAACATCGTCAAGCCGAGCCATCGGGCCGCGCACCGGGGCTGGCACTACGCCTGGCCCGTGGCGCTCCACGCACAGACGCAAGCCTTCATCCGCTCCAACGTCTACGAGAAGGTCGCGTTCGAGGACGTAGACGATACGAACCCGCTCGCCGCCGTCACTAAGACGCCCGAAGGCGATACGATGTGGATGCAACACCTCCTCGTCTGCATCCCACCCGATAAGTGGGCGCTCCTAAAGACCAACCCGGAACTGACCTCAATCTCCAAGACGGCGCAGAATCGCGCGATGGTCGAAGCGCAGTTGAACGAATCGTTCGGAGGTGCCGGATACACCGCGCAGGTGTCGGTCGAGGACCAACGCGAGGAACGCATCACTTAAAATCTGCCCATCGTTCCCAAAAATAAAGGAGCCCTCCCATTGAAAGGGGGCTCCTTTTGTGTTAGCCTCCCCCTCAGAAGGTCCCCTTCCAGAGGAGCGTTTGCATGGGAACTACTATCGGCTACACCGAGCCGCGCATTGTCGGCACTCCGGGCAAGGAGCCGCGAATTCTCCTCGGCCCCTACGCACAGAGCGCAGCGTGGCGGCGGGGCGACATTCTGCAGAACATCACCACGGGCACGGTTTCCCCGCCGCCCGTAAACGGCACCTCCACCCTCGCGGGTGTTGCAGGTCCGGTACTCGGAACCACCCTCCACGTTTCGTACTCCGCTTCGGCGGGCGCACCGCAGGCCACCTACTATGGCGCCGCCTCGTATACGGCGTCCGGCCTCGAATCGGTCGCCACCCCGTTCGTCATCAACGTTCCGGCAGGCAACCTGCCGACCGTTCTGGTGGATTCGGCGGGCGCTCCGGCGAGCGCGGACCACTTCGCCGCGTACCTCGGCACCTCGCCGGGGAATATCTCGCTTCAGCAGGCCACCCGCACGACCACGGCCCTGGGCGCGACGTTCACGGCGGCCAATCCGCTCACGAATAGCGTCGGCTGGAACCGTTCGGTCACGAATCCTTCGGCCAACATCGTCGGTATGGCGGTGGACGCTTCGAGCGAACTGTTCTTCTCCGGTGGCGGCGGGTCGTTCGCGGTTGGTCCGGGCTCGCTCCTGGGCGCACAGACGCCGATGAGCCCCGCGATTACGGAAGCGCAGAGCGCCTACGTTATCGGCCTGGGTCAGAACCAACAGGTCGAAATGAATCTCATCAACACCACGGCGTTCTACCCGAGCCTCATCGGGACGACCGCTGGCCTGGCGCTGGATACCGCGACCGGGTTCTTCATCGTGGACCCGGGTGGGTCCAACAAGATTCTCACGATTGTAGACCGCCGTCCGGGCGTGTTCATCGGGCCGACCACGGGCGGCCAGGTGGGCGACGGCGGCGTTCGCGTCATCGTTGAGTTTGCCGCTTCGAGCCTGGTTATTCAGTAGGAGTAGAACATGGCAGGACTTATCAATACCCGCACTTCTACCCAGGCTCGAACGAAGGTCCTGGAAGCGACGTTTATGAACGAGTTGAAGGCGGGTATCCCGCCGCTCTACTCGCGCGTCGTGAACGTCATCACGCCAACGGCGAAGCGGTCGGTTATGACCGTCCTCCCGATGGCGGGCCTCGGGACCACGGAGTTTAAGGGCGAAGGTCAGGCTCCGGCTTACGACCAACCCTACGAACTCATCCCGCTCTCGTCCACGTTCTTCACCTACGCCCTGGCGGTCAAGGCCACCGAGGAAGCGCAGGAGGACGACATCAGCAACCTGGTTGCCGATATTCCGGCGCAGTTGGCGAAGTCGAGCCGCGACTCGAAGGATTTGGTTATCAACCAACTCTTCAACCTGGCCTTCAATGCGAACGTCCTCTACAACGACGGACAGCCGTTGTGTTCGACGGCGCATCCGCTCGGCCCGGTTTCGACGCCCACGGGTATCTTCGCCTCGGCGGGGACGTTCTCGAACAGCCTCGGCGCGACGGCGCTCACGCCCGAATCGCTCCAGCAGGCGTACATCCTGTTCGCCACGTTGCTGAACGACCGTGGCCTTCCGGACCAGCGCACCCCGCGTTGCCTCATGGTGCCCACGGGCATGGTGAAGCAGGCGCAGGAAATCGTCGGCTCGGCCAAGGCTCCGTACACGAACGACAACCAGGTCAACGTCCTGGAAGGAACCGTCGAGGTCCTCGGCAATCGCTACCTGACCAACGCGAACAATTGGTTCGTGCTTGGCAACCAGGGCGACCCGTTCAAGGGTGGCGACAACCACCAACTGTTCGCTGCCTTCAAGAAGGTGTCGGCGTACAAGGCGTGGACCGATGGCGAGACGGACAACTACAACCAGAAGGTTAGCGACCGCTACACCTACAACGCGGCGGGCTGGCGCGGTCTGGTCGGCAGCATCGGTTCGGCGGGCTAATGTCTACCAAAGGCAAGGCGCACATCAAGGGCGCGGTGGGGTTCGACGGTATCATCCAGATACCGTTCGATAACCTCGCGTCCGTGACGGCCTCGATTGGCGTCAACGCGGTGTCGGTGCCTCCGGTTCCGATGGCGCAACACTTCAAAATCGAACACGTCTCGGCTACGGCGACGGCTATCTCGGGTTCGCCCGCGTTCCAAATCGTCGTCGGCACCGGGAATGCGGGCTCGCCGGGTTCGACGGATACCAACGCCATCGCGGGAACGACGGTGTTCGCGGCTCCTGTCTCCATTTCGGCGGCGGCGGGAACGTGCCAGGTGAACTACCCGGCGAACTACGATGTCATCTATCCGGCTTCGCGTCCGTATGCCGTGCCTGCGGAAGTGGCCTACCCGCTCTCGCTTCGGGTGGTCACGGGTCCGGGCGACACGGCGACCAATCTCAAGGTCACGGTCGCCGGGAAGTGCATCGACCCGACGCCGGGAGCGACGGAAACCCCGACCCTGCTCGGCAACTACGGGTACGACCCGTCCACCCATTAGGTAACGCACCAGAGGAGAAGATATGGGAACCGGAAGTGGCCTCGGACTCGTTCGGGTCAACGCCACCATCCTCTCGGTACAGGCAGGGGCGGCGACAGTTTCGACGCCTCTTTCTGCGTACGGGACGATTGGCGTCAACGATACGGGTATGGCGCTCAACGAAGCGCGAGACTTCAAGACCTGGAACTTCTCCCTGACGGGCGTCGGCGCGGGCTCGACGCCCGAGATAACCATCTACGGGACCAATGACCCTGCGGCGTATCGTGCCTGGGTGCAGGCGTTCAATCCGGGATACTATCCGGGTGGTGTGGCGACGGTGCCCGCTTCGTCCTGGTTCGTCCTTCCGGGGCCGGACCAGGAAGCGGGCACGGGCACGATGGCAAACCCGCTCACGGCGGCGGCTCCGTACTTGGAGTTCAAGGGCTCCATCCTCGCGTGTCGCGCCGTGTTCACGGGCGGTGCGGTGGTCGGTACGGCAGTAAGCGTTCAAGCAGAAGTTTCCTAAGGGGTATGGATGAAGGCTTCGGAGGTTGCAAGCCTCGCGCAACTGTGGTCCGGCGAGCAGAACGTCGGGCAGACCTGGACGCCTTCGCAATGGCTTCAGGCGGTTGACCGCGCGCAGAAAACCCTCGTGCGGGACCTCAAATGGCCCCCGTCGCGGTTTCTGTTCACCTCTACGCCTCAGGTCCAGGAATACCAACTGCAGGAAGTGCTGCTCATCTTGCGCGTGTACGTCAACGGGCAGATTCTCCCGCGAACGTCCATCCCGCAACTCGAAGGCGAACAGTTGCAGGTCGATGACCAGAGCGGCAACGTCGGCGGTCCTTCGGGCCTCGTCTCGCCTGTTGCGCCTCCGGTAATCGCCGGGGGGCAATACACCCCCGCGTGGACCTCGGCCCCGCCCGCCAACTATCCGGCGTCCAATAACTTCCTTTACGGAACCACCCTCTCGGCCTCCCCGTGGTTTACGGGCCAACGGCCCATGTACTACACGCGCGGAGGGAACGTAGGGATTGTGCCTGCGCCGCTCACTGCGGTTCCCGTGGTGTGCGATGTGGTACGGCAGCCCGTTCCGCTCCAGGCGATGACCGATGATATGGTCCTGCCGGACATTTGCTCGGATGCGATGGCTTGGGACGCCTGCGAGCAGTTCTATTATTCGGTACGCGACCAGAGCGGGTCATCGGACAACCGCAACTTCGCGCACGAGAAGCGTATGGAGGCGATGCAGAAGTGCAAGGATTGGCGCAAGACGTATGAAGGGGGCATCCAGGGACCCATTCCGCTGACCTACCGGACCTATTATCGCAAGGGCCAACGACGATTGGGGAATGACGTATGACGTATCCTTCCGGGTTGAATCTCGAATACGCCGACGCGGGCGTGGTCTCCATCGACCCTGGCTTTGAATATCAAGGCCAGGAAACGGGGGCGCTCTACGTCGAGACGCGCATCATTCAGGGCGCAATCTATAACGTCCAGAACGCGACCTGGAACAAGTTTGCTCAAGTGTGGTCGCTTGTCGATGTCACGAAGCCCGCCAACGGGTTCTTGCTCGATGCGAGCGGGGTATTCTCGGTCATCACCTCGCCAAGCGGAACCACGCCGTTCACCGTATGGACGACCACCGGGGTCTTGAGCCTGCAACGCTCGGGAACGCAGGCGTCCGTACCTGCGGATGGTTCGGCGGCGGTGACGATTTCGTACTCCTCGCCCTTTCCGACCGCGACGAGCGCGGTGGTGCCGTCCATCATCAACGATTATCAGGCGAACCCGTGGGGCCTTACGGTGCAAATAACCGGGGTAACGAAAACCGGGTTCACGGTCAATGTCGCAGGTGCGCCTTCTGGCGCGACCGTCTCTGTGGGGTATATCGCCAATGGAAATTAAGAAGATTCTCCCCAGGGTTCCGGGGTGGGCGATGCTCACGCTGGCAATCCTCGCGTCGTTCCTGGTCGGCGGTCAAGCCGCAACGGTCGTCTACAACGGCAGCCTCGCGGTTCCTACGGGCGGGTCGATTACGAACAGTAACTTCCCCTCAGGCAATGAGGTATTCACGACGACGGGAGGGCTGTTCACCTCCGCCCCCGTACCCGCGGCGACGATTAACCCGTCCTCAACGACGACCGCGACGTTCTATTTCGCGGGAGATTCCATCACCTATGGCCTGGGCATCAACAACCAGACGGCGCTCGGGTGCTCGGGATACACGTACCCTTCGCCCTGTTTCGCAGACCAGGTTTCCTCGTACTTCGGGGCCACGGAATCGAACAAGGGCGTCCCGTCTACGTGCTTGGAATCGACCACGACAGTTGGGAGCCTGTGCAATCCTGCCGTAGCCACCCCGCTCATCACCTCGTACACGACGAGTCTCTTGCCCCATGCCGGAGCCAACAACAATTGGTTCTGGATTATGATAGGAACGAACGATACGGCGTGCGCGTCCTATCTCTGCAACTCCGAGGCCGCCGTGGACACGCAGGTCAACGTAGCGACGTACAAGGCGGACCTGGCGACTATCGTCTCGGCACTTGAGAGTGCGGGGACGCCGGGGAATCAAATCGTCCTCTCGGAGATTATCCAGAACATTTATATCTCGCAGACGCTGGCAAACACGCTCGCGCCTACGGCCCTGGTGCAGAACTTCAACACGGCCATTGCGGAAGTGGCCCTGCAGTACCACACGCGCCTGGCGACCTCGTACCACGCGACCGGGCAATGTATCCCGAACGTCTCCACGCAAGTCAACCCGTGCCTCTTCGATAACGTCCACCCGAACAACACGGGCCATGCGAATATCGCCTTGGAGTACGAGGCGGCAACGCAATCCAATGCGCTGACGGCGCGCGCGGCGTATGCGTCCAATGCGACCCTCAACTCCGTTCAGGCGGTGACGAATCCGTACAACGCACAGTTCTCGGTCAAGACGCTCAACGTGACGGGAACCACCTCCTCGCTCTACGGACCCTTGAGCACCTATCGGTTGCTGAATTGGGGAACGGCGGCGAGCACGGCGGGCGGCTTCATGAATATCGGCACGGGCGCAAGTACGGCGGCAGGTGTCGCGGGAACGTGCCTCATCCTCTTCCCGGGAGCGAGCCCGCCACCGGGCGGTGTGGATATGACGGTCAACTGCCTCTCGGGGGACATCGGCTCGGGGGGAACGGTGAAGTATGCGGTCCCGGTCGCCACGACGTGCACCTCCGCGGCGGTGCTGGCCTGCATCTTCTCGTGGACGTGCACGATGAGCAGCGGGGCGTGTACGACGACGCAGGCGATTCCGTCTGGCGCGACGTGTACGGTTCAAGCGAATGTCACGCCTCGCATAAGTTCCACGAACATCGTTACGGATTGGGTGACCGTTTCCGGAACGGTGCTGACGGTGCACGTCACCGATATGCTGGCATCAGCATCCTCGGCGTTCTCCGGCGTCGGAAGTTGCGTCTAAAGGAGGCATCACATGAAGAAACTACTGCTTGCTCTCGCCGTCTGTGCGATGCTTCCTCTGGTGGCCCTTGCGGATTCTCCGCTCGCGACCTACAGCGGAAGCCTTGCGGCGACGGGCACCTCGGTCCCGCTCTCGCTTGCGGGGCAATCCACCTGTGCGGTGGTCCTGTCAGGAACCTGGACCGGAACGGCGACGTTCCAGGGCTCGGGCGATAACGGCGCGACCTGGAACACGGTCACGAATATCAACACCGGAACGGCGACGGCCAACGGGACGTATGGCGGGAACATCGCCCCGTACCTTACGCGGTTCCGCGTCTCGTGGGCGCGCTCGACCGGAACCCTGGTCTACTTCGAGGCGTGTTCGGCTACGGTGAGTGCGAACGGGGGTCTTGGTCCGAACCCGGTTTTTACGGGGAGCGTGGTCGGTAACGCAGGTGCGGCCACGCCTTCTCCTGCACCCACGGGTTTCAACGGCCCTTTCGTCGTCGCGCAAGCAACGGCGCTTCCGACCGGACAGCCTGGCAATATTGGCGTAACCGGGAGCGTCCAAGTGGTCAACGGCACGTTCTCGGGAGGGTACGTCAACTGCAATGGGTTTGCGGCGGTATGCGCGCCGACGCTTATGGTATCCAACACGGGGCGCATTTCTCTGGCTTCGGGCGGTGGCTCGATTACGGGGACGATTCCCTTCACTTCTCCGACCCATGCCATCGTGTGTTCGTCTACGAGCGACCTCCCGTGCGTGGCGACGGGAACGTGCAGCCTCTCCGCAGCGACCACCTGCAACTTCACGACCTCGGTCCCGGCAAGTTCCAACTGCGATGCGACTCGGAACAACAGCGATACGACCACGGGGGTTTCCTCGTGGAAGGCGTCCTTGACCACGACCACGTTGACCGTTACGGTCACGGCGGCGGCCTCGCAGACGACGACCGCCGCCGTGAATATCCATTGTCTGTGAGGGCGGCATGACGCAGATAGTGTCTCAGGACTTCCGCTTCGCTACGCCGCAACAGGGGGCTACCTTGACCACGCAACCTTGGTCCGCATCCTCCGTTCCCCTGGACGGTTCGAGTTCGGTGGTTGTTCCGTTTCTCGACCCGTTCGCCCAATATTGCAATGCGGTGAACCCGCAGTATAACCCCAATGCCCTCACGGGCTACGTCCTGGCCCCGGAGATTACGGATGTCACGACGCAAGGGTTCACGCTCACGGTCTACGGTGGCCCTTCGGGCATGACGGGGCCCTTCTTCGGAACGGCGACGGGCATATGAGACGGCTTCTGCTGGCGCTGGCTCTCGTGCTGTTCCCGGCGACCGCCTCGGCGGGGGCGCTCTACACGGGCTCGCTCTATGTGCCGATTGGCTCGACGGTCACGTTGCAGGGTTCGACGGTCGGGTGCGCCCTGTTCAATGGCTCGGGGGTTCTCTACGAGGGCGTGTGCCCTTCGGGGACGGCAGCGTTCTCCGGGACGTTGCCCATCGTCATCACGGGCTCGGGTCCGTATGCCATCACCTGTCCTACCTGCTTCACGACGGCAGGCGGGTCGGTGTCCGGTGCGACCACCTTCTCGTCGCTCCTCACGGCAAGCGCGGGCATCAACAGTACGTCTACGGGAGTTCCGGTCACGAGCGGCGCGTCGGGGTTCGCGTCTGCGGGATACTACCTGGGCTCGACCGCTGGCTTCACGAAACTCTCGACCACGGGAACGTCGGTCTGCGGCGGGGTCACGGGCAACGCGCTGACCATCACCTCCAATGCCACCCCCATCATCGGTATCGACCAGGCGGGGAATCTCTGCGCCATCGGGACCATCTACTATACCTCCGACCCGAAGGCCAAGACGGACATCGCGGTGGCGCATATCGACGGGCTTGCGGCCATCCGTGGCGCAGACTTCGACTTGTCCTGGCGCTACAAGGGCTCGAACCAGGTGCATTACGGGCCGATGGCGACCCAACTCCCCTCCTTCATTTCCGGCCCCAACCACGACCATATCGACACGCAAGCCCTCGCGACGACGGAAGCCATCGCCATCCAGCAGTTGAGCAACCAGGTCGAGGCGATGCGCTGGATGGTCGCAATCCTGGCGGGCCTTCTCGTCCTGATTGGATGCGTGGCAGTTGGTCGGCGGGCGTAGGGTCCTCGCAGGGGTTCTCCTTGCGCTCACGCTAGCCATCTCCGGGTCGCAGACGCTGACCCGCGGCTATCTCTATAGCAACATCGGCACCCTGTTCACCTGGGCCTCTTCCGCGCAAGCGGGATGGAACGGTAGTTCCCAGGTAGCGACCTGCGCCGACTTCGCCACCTATATCCAGAACGACGGGACCCCCTGCGTTTCCAGCGTGGCGACCCTCTTGGATTCCTACGCGCTTGCCCATGCGGTCAACAGCGTTACGCATAGCCCCCTCGTAGCCAACGGGACGTTCTTGAACGGCACCTTCTCGCCGTGGACGAGTGCGAATACGGGCGCGTGTTCGGGGGTCATCACCTTCGCGGGACAACCCGTAAGCCCGGACTACAACGGGGACAACGGCGTGGCGGCGGCCTCCTCGGGAACGTGCGTAGCAACCCCGGCAGAGACGACGTTGACGCAGGTGTTCTCCATCGCGGGAACGCCTACGGTGCAGACGTACTTCTTCGCCTACCGTGCGTTGCAATCGACCTACGGGGACCCGGATTGTACCGTCGCTTCGGGCTCCGTCTCGATGCTGTTGAAGATGAACGGCACCACGGTGGCATCCATCGCAAGCCCAGCGCTTGACGGGGCTTGGCATACGGTAAGTGGAACGATGACCGCTATGGCGAACGGTTCAAACACCCTCGTTCTCGATGCTACTCTTGCGGGCGCTACGGGGGCCACGCAGATTTTCCGGCCTGGCATTGGCGATGTCTGCAAGCCCGCCGTCACCGTAGCGCAACCGTTGCAGGTGGACGACTTCATCCTCTCGGCGGTGTTCTAGGATGCAGGAGTTGCTGCGCGTCGGCCCCTTCGGCGGCCTGAATACCTCGACGGAACCCTACTACCTCACGCCCGAACAGGCGTCTCAGGTAAGCAACGTCGATGTCTCGTATCGTCTGGGGGCGTTCTCCACGGCCTTCGGTCGGGACATTCTCGGAGAGATTACGCTTTCTCCGGGCTATGCGTTGACGGCGGCGGCAGAGTTCCGGGCCTTCTACGGAGAGCCTCCGGCCTCCAAGCGGCTCATCATCTTCTCGTCCAGCAATGGCTCTACGAGTATCCAGGGCTACTACGATACGGATACCAATGTCACGACGACGCTTCCCAATGCCTCGGCGTTCGCGAGCGCGGTGCAGTTCGGCGCAAGCCTCTACACGGATGGCGGGGACCGCATCTTCTATCTCTCCGGGGTCCTGGCATCGGACACCTGGCAGATTCAAGTCCCCTACCCCTACTCGTACAATGTCCAGGGAACGTATGCGACTGTCTCGGGCAATGCCCCTCTGGATACCTACACCTATGCGATAACGCTCCGCAAGGCGCAAAGCCCCTGGCAGACCTCCGGCTCCGCGCCCGATACCATCTATTCCCCGGACCTGGAATCGCTCCAAGAATCCAGCCCGGTGTTCTCGACCTCGGTCATGGTCACGGCGGGACAACAGCCCGGCTTCACCGTGCCCTCTTCGCTCAGCCTTCCCAACCTCGTTTCAGGCTTGACCACGGGCGGCGAGCAGTACTACGGGTGCCTCTATCGGTTCCGCATCCTCAACCCCGTGTATACGTTCGTGGACTACCTCGCGAACATCGGGGTCACGACGGACCACAACGGCGACCCGGCCATCATCGACACCTACTCCGACGACAAGATAGCGGATAACGCAACCCTCATCTTCCATCGCGACCCGCCCCCGATTATCGGCCAGACCTACCCCGGAGCCATTGCGAACAACTCCTCGTCTACGAGTTTGCAAGAGAGTTCGCAACAGGTGTCCTTCACCTACACGAACCCGGCCTTTCTCTGCTCCCACAAAGGGCGTATGTGGGTGTTCACGCTCTATCCGGCAGAACCCGTAGGCTCTTCTCCGGTGGTCATCCCCGATGAGTTGACCCTGCAACCGCAGGTCTGGTGTTCGGACTACAACGTGCCGTGGCAGTTCAACGACGACTCGGCCAACAACCAGGTCCTCCTCGTGGGGCCCGAAGATACGCCCGGCAACGGGTCGGTCACGGGAAGCATCGCTACGAATCCGCCCTGGACGCCGGGGGTGCTGGACGACACGCCGATGGGGATGGCCTCCACGGGCTCCTATCTCGTCCTTTTCAAGAGCCAGCGCACGTACATCGTCTTGGGAGATACGCCTTCGGAGTTCATCGTCCAGCAGGGCTTTGACATCGGGTGCGTGTCCTCCAAGTCCGTTGCTCCCGCCGAGGGCGGTATCTTTTGGCTCGCCCCGCAGGGCGCATACTTCTTCAACGGCGGAAGCCCGGAGTATATCAGCGAGGACATTCGCGGCACCCTGGATGGTCTACCCTGGGCCAATCTCCAAGGGGCCATCGGGTCGTACCGGGATAAGACCTACTACCTCTCCGTGCCGGAATCGTCCATCACGTTCTGCTACTACATTCCCACGAAGAAGTGGTACACGCTGCCCTATGCGTGTACGGCGGCGCTCTACTCGCCCGCAAACCGCAATAGCCTCCTGTTCCTGAATCCCGCGACCAACGCATCCCAAGTGCAAGCGGTAGACACGAACCCCGGATTGGACCTGGGGCAGCCCATCACGGCCACCTGGAACATGGGGGTAACGGATTCCAAGGTGCCGGGACAACTCAAAGCCTACACCTATCTGCAAATCGTCGCCTCGGTCCAGCCGGGAACCATCATCGCGCAATTGCACTTGGACGAAGGCTCGGCCATCCCGACCACCTACGAAGTGCATTTCGATGCCGCTCAGGGCAATGGCGCGCACGTCGCCAAGTTGCCGCAAGCGATGCGCGGCTATGAAGCGCGGCTGACCGTGAGCGTAACGACGGACGCCAACGCTACGGCCCCTATCGTCATCCGCTCGGCGGTGGTCAGTGGCGAGGTGGTGCATACGTTGCAGGCTCCGCAGACCACGGACATCACGAAAGCCACCCTCAACGGCGCGCAGGTGTACCCCATTGTCTAGTGCGCTCTCGTCGCGTGTCCCGATGGAATACATCGCGGCCAAGGGATTCCACTCGACGCAGACCTCGCGCACGGGCCGCGCCATCCTGCCCCTGTTCTCCGAACAGTTCGGCGGGTCTACCCACTCCACGCTTGCCACGGAGAACGTGGCGGTCACGGTGTCTATCCCGCCACTCTCTGCTTCGGCCTCCGATACGCTCGCGGCCACGCAAGGGTTGCAGGACATCAACGCGGTGCAGTTGGCCTCGTGCGACATCGGCCAGGCCCTCATCACGAACGTCTCGGTCGCCCCGCCTGCGGGGATTCTTCCGGGACACCCCACTATCCAAATCGTCTCGGCGCAAGGGACCACGCAATCGGGCACCTTCCAGCCGGGCCAAGCGTACACGAAACTCTCCTTGCAGGTCGGGCTTACGGTGTTCGCCATGACGGCGTTCGCCGGAGGCGATGCCACCATTACCGCCAGCGTCATCCTTATCGGGACGGCGACGGGCAATCAGTGATAGGATAGGGTATGCTCGGACAACCGCCTGGTCCCCAGGGACCGCAACTCCCCCAAATGGGT